TAGGTAAAACTACTTAGATAAAATACCTCTCTTATATCTCTCTTATATATATAAGATAAATATGTGATGTTAGTGTATTAATATACCAGCTGCTTATTAATCAAAGGAGCTTGGTGACCCTTTACCCCCGCGTGCCGGTAAAATGATACCGCTTGGTCGCCCTGTGATGGCCTTTTGGGCTTGGTATATATATTACATAGCTAAAGTGATATTTAAACTCATATAGATAGATAATAGGATGTGTATTGTGTAAGTGTAAGGATATTACACTCTGGCATGTGACTTGGCCTTGCATGGGCCACGGGGGGGCTGGTTTGCGTGCACCCCACAGTTCTCTTCCCCCAAAAATTATTTTGACTTCTTGTTAGTTAACAGTTATGTAATGTTTCATGATAGTGATTGATAGGAACATACCTGTGACTGAAGTGCCTCGTCAGCGGAGTGAGGCGAAGTACCCATTTGCGGGTATGCAGGTTGGCGACAGTTTTTTCATTCCGTGTGATGACGTAAGTGAGAATGCTTTGCCGAGTTATAAGTTGGCTAATCAGTTGCGTGCTTTGTCTTGGAAGTATGGGAAGCGTTTGGGTTGGAAGTTTGTGACTCGCACGGTTGACTGTGGTGTTCGGGTTTGGAGGGTCGAGTAGCGGGGTGGAGAAGTCTGGTATCTCATCTGGTTCATACCCAGAAGGTCGTAGGTTCAAATCCTACTCCCGCAACCAAATGCGCCCATAGCTCAGCTGGATAGAGCATCTGCCTACGAAGCAGAGGGTCGGACGTTCGAATCGTTCTGGGCGCACCATTTATAGGGGGTGAGAATGATACATGTACTGGCTTGGGATAATGTTGATCAGCGGATCATTGACGCTCAAAAGTCGGTGCTTGTGCATTTTAACATTGATTACACCCTGCATCGTGAGAACGTAGATCATGGGCAGTGGATGAACCGAATTATGGAAGCCTCGACTAATCAGGTGGTGGGGTTTCTGGATGTTGATTGTGTTCCCATGAACAGGCAGATTGTTCCGGCAGCCCAGACTTATTGCGTGAAGAACAAGAGCTTCATTGGTATTGCCCAGGTTTCCAATCACATCCCACCGGCAGCCCATATCTATGCCGCTCCAGCGTTCTTCTTCATTAATCGTCAGGCTTGGTTAGACCTCGACAGGCCCACCTTTTGTTCAACTCCTAGCTCGGACGTTGCGGAGAATGTGAGCTATGCGGCTGAAGAGCGTGGTTTGCCCTATCGTGCGTTGTACCCTGTAAAGTGCGTAGAGCCTTTGTGGCGGCTGGGAAACTACGGCATGTATGGCATTGGCACTGAGTTCATTGGCGGCATCTACCACCTCTATCAAAGCCGCACGTCTAAAAACATAAAAATGTTTGAACGTATTTGTGAAGAGGGTTGCGGCAAATGAAGTTTTTTGTTGGAATGCACATTCCTGCTCACGCCGATAAAGTTGAAAATGCTTTTATATCGGTCAATCGGATTCGTAACAGAAAAGGCTCATTTCCTGTTAAAAATTGGATTATGGATTCTGGTGCATTCACAACCATTGCCAAACACGGTGGGTATATCGAGCCTGTAAGCGTTTATGCCAAGCAAATTAAAAGATGGAAAAACAATGGAAATCTTTTGGCAGCTGTTGCACAAGATTACATGTGCGAGCCTCACATGCTTGCCAAAACAGGAATGACCGTTGATCAACACCAAAAACTAACAATTGAACGGTACGACGCTCTAATTGCAGAAAACACCGGAGTTTACATCATGCCGGTGTTGCAAGGATATGATCCTCAAGATTATGTGAATCACATCAATATGTACGGAAAGAGATTGGCTTATGGATCTTACGTTGGTGTTGGAAGCGTTTGTAAACGCAACAGTGACCCACAATCAATTGTTGCTGTCATCAAAACTATTAAACAATGCCGCCCTGACCTTCGCCTTCATGGATTTGGTGTTAAAACGACTTCTTTAGCTTTATCTGAAATAAGAGATGAGCTTGAATCTGCCGATTCTATGGCTTGGTCTTTTTCTGCAAGAATGGAAGGCAAAGGTTCAAATGATTGGAGAAATGCAGTTAAATTTGAAAAGAAAATTAAAATGCAACCCGTACAAATGGCTTTGCTATGAAGTTTGACCTCAATCACTTCTACCACTTTTGCCAGCAGCTCAAGATTGAAACCAAAGAGCATGGCCTCAAGAAGATGGACAACCTTCTCGGCAGCCAGACCTATGTGATGGAAGAGATTGCAAAAGGTCTTGAGGATGATTGTCATTTCTTCGTTATTCTGAAAGGACGGCAACTTGGAATCACTACCATCAGTCTTGCTCTGGATTTGTATTGGCATTTTATCACTCCTGGGATGCAGGGAACACTAACGACGGACACGGAAGAAAACCGTGACATGTTCCGCTCGACCCTTGCCATGTACATGGATGGGTTGCCCAAGGAGTATAAGATCCCTGCACTGGCGCATAACCGCAACAGCCTGTCGCTGAAGAACCGTAGCCGCTTGTTCTATCAGGTGGCTGGCTTGCGAGCTAAGGGGTCACTGGGGCGCGGTAAAGCTATTACCTATCTGCACGGCACAGAAACGTCCTCGTGGGGCGATGAAGAAGGTCTGGCATCATTGCTGGCCTCTCTGGCAGAAACCAACCCCAACCGCCTCTATATGTTCGAGAGCACGGCCCGTGGCTTCAACATGTTCCATGACATGTACGTCACAGCCAAACGCGCCAAGACCCAGAGAGCTATCTTCTGCGGCTGGTGGCGTAACGAGCTTTACTCGGTTGCCGGTGACAGTAATGTCTACAAAGCCTATTGGGACGGTCGCCTGACTCCTGAAGAGAAGGAATGGACCAAAGACATCAAGAAACTGTACGGCGTTGAGATCAACACTCGACAGATTGCCTGGTGGCGGTGGAAGCTGGCTGAAGGGATCAAGGATGATGCCCTGATGTTCCAAGAGTTCCCGCCAACCGAGGACTACGCCTTTGTGATGACCGGTAGTTCGTTCTTCTCGAACAGCCGTATCACTGACGCAATGAAGGTGGCAAAGAAGAGGTCATTCGATGGTTACCGGTATGCTTTTGGAAATAGCTTTCAAGATACTGAAGTTCTTAAATCGTCTGAACGTCTTGCCACCCTCAAAATATGGGAAGAACCCATTGACACGGCCTATTATGTCATCGGTGCGGACCCTGCGTATGGCTCGTCGGACTGGGCTGATCGTTTTGCAATTCAGGTCTTCCGCTGCTATGCGGACGGCATGGAACAGGTTGCCGAGTTCGCTACGTCGGAACTCAACACTTACCAATTTGCGTGGGTCATCGCGCACCTTGCAGGCGCATATAAAAACTCGACGCTCAACCTTGAAGTCAATGGCCCTGGTCAAGGGGTCATCCAAGAACTCAGGAACCTCAAAAGGCAAGCGGTGGTCCTAGGCGGTCAGCCTGGCAAAGACCTGATGGCTGTGCTGTCTTGCATGACCAACTACATCTGGCGCAAGAATGACACCCTCGGCGGCCTAACTAACTCTATCGGCTGGCTCACGACTCACGCGTCTAAAGAACGTATGATGGGCTACACCAAGGATTACTTCGAGCGTCAGATGATGGACCTCTACTCCGAGGATCTTCTGGAGGAAATGAAAACCATCCGTCGTGAAGGCGGGGCAATCCATGCACCTGGGCGAGGAAAAGATGATCGTGTGCTTGCTACTGCTCTTGCCGTTGCAGCGTTTGCTGAACAGGTTCAACCGCAACTGATCATGCGCCGCATCACCCGGACAGTCAGCCAGACTGAAGCCAATAGCACCCCTGAGCAACTCTCGGTCGGGCGTAACGTGTCTACCTACCTCAAGAAGCTGGGGCTTTACGGGCAATGACAAAGGCAGAACTCTTCCGACAGATGGCTCGGTTCGCTAAAGACACCAATCGCGCTGTGTCGTGGGACTTTTTTGCCGAGATGACGGGAATTTCTGCCCAGCATTTGCAGGATGTGTTTGTTACTCGCAAGCATCCTCTGACGGAATTGGTCCAGATACGGACCTCTCGCGCCCTTGAAAAGCTAAAAAACGGGGATGTGACGGTCATGCAGAACCGCGACCGCACCCGCTTCTTGCAATACAACAAGGAACCAAAGCCCCGCGTGGTGCGTGACAACCGCATTGCCTTTGAAAACGGGCAGTTCAAACTCCAAATAGGGCTTAGAAACAAGTCAGATTACTCTCATCAAGACCTAAATGAACAAATAGGAGACCCAAATGGCCGTATTAAAGTCTTATAAGTGCGAAGAACACGGATACTTCGATGCGTGGGAGCAAGCGTGTGAACATTGCGCTAAAGTCCCTGAACAGGTCTTTTTGAAGCCTTTTTCAATCAAATCAGACCGCACAAAGAAGGCTGACCGCACTTTGAAGGGGTTGGCTAAAGATTTTGGCATGACCAATCTTAAGTCTACCCGTGAAGGCGAGTCGCAGACCGGCTACCACACCCGCAACAACAAGCCTGTGTCTAAGCAAGAGCAAGAGTTTGCCAATCAACCCCCTAAGGGTTACGAGGCTGCTAACAACGGCGGCGTGAACTGGGGCGGTGCGGCTGGAATGAGTATGCCTAGCGTATTGGCTGGAACTGCTGTAAAGTCCGTCTACGGTGAGCCGACCGGTTTTAACCCGCGTAACGTCGAGGGTTTGACAGGCCCGAAACCAAATATGATAATGCGCGATCATGAGAACCTTTCTCTCAAGGACAGCAAATGAAGATTCCTAGTGACCCGCTCGACAGAGAATATTTTTATAATAGCTTGATCGAGAAGTGCATGGTGTCACGCGACGAGCGGCGTTCTGACTACGCGTCGCTCCGTTCTTATTATCTTTTTGGGAACTCTCCTGAAGAAGAGCCGGCTCTCTACAACAAAATCTTTTCCCACATCGACCAGCTCTGCTCGTTTCTTTATTCGGCAGAAACTACGCGCTTCAACATTTCTCTTGGCGCGGCAGTGCATGAGGACGAACATCGCAAGATCCCGCCTCTGACCCAGTTGCTGCACGACGAGTGGAACAATTCAAACGCCGACCAAGTGTTCTCGATGGCCCTGACTTGGAGCCTCGTT